GGGTGCCGATACAGACACGCCGCCCGGAAACAATGGCGGCACGCTGACAAAAGACGATATTCTGAAGATTAAAGACGCAGGTGAGCGTCAGCAGAAAATCGCCGAGAATCATGAATTATTCGGTTTTTAAAGGAGAAAAGATATGGCAAAAGCTAATCTTACCATCACAACTGATTTCCGGGTAAGGGCCCGTGAAGTTGATTTCGTAACACGTTTTACTAAGAACTGGGAATCCCTGCGTGAAGTTCTTGGTATTATGCGTCCCATTAGAAAAGAACCCGGAACCACACTGGCATCCTATGAAGCATACATTACACTGCAGTCCGGCAATGTTGGCGAGGGTGAGGAAATTCCTTACAGCAAGGCAGGCGTTCGCCCTGTTGCTTACGGTGACCTTACACTGGAGAAATATGCAAAGGCGGTTTCCATTGAATCTGTTAATAAGTACGGTGCGGCTGTTGCTGTACAGAAGACAGATGCGGCTTTCCTTAACGAACTGCAGGGCAATGTTCTTGACAGGTTCTACACATTCCTGCAGACAGGTACGCTGAAGTCCACAGAAACAACTTTCCAGATGGCTATTGCTATGGCAATCGGCAAGGTTGTTGATAAGTTCAAGAAGATGCGCCGGGACTACACAAACATTGTTGTGTTTGTAAATACCCTTGATGCTTACAGGTATCTTGGTGCGGCAAATCTGACCGTGCAGAACCAGTTTGGTATCCAGTATGTAAAGGATTTTCTTGGCGCACAGACAATGATTCTGTCTTCCGAAATTCCTGCAGGCAAGGTAATTGCTACACCTGCAGAAAACATTGTCCTGTACTATGTTGACCCCGGCGATAGCGATTTCAAGGAACTGGGTCTTGATTACACCGTGCAGGGTGAAACAAACCTTATCGGCTTCCATGCAAACGGCAACTATAACACCGCTGTCGGTGAGAGCTTTGCTCTTATGGGCCTTATGCTGTGGGCTGAATACCTTGATGCAATCGCTGTTATCACTGTTGGTGCTTCCGGCGCATCCCTTACATTTGAGCATGAGGAAGAAACCGTTGCTGTTGGCTCCACTGTTACCAACACGCTGACTAAGGTCCCTGCGAACGCAACTGTAGCATTTACTTCCAGTGATACTAATGTCGCAACCGTATCCAGTGCAGGCGTTGTAACTGGTGTTGCGATTGGTGAAGCAATCATTACAGCTACTGATGCAACAAACGGCACAAGCGAATCCTTCAAGGTAATCGTTACTGGCTAATTAAGGAGTAAGATATGGAAATGACCGACCTTTGCAAGGAATTGAATAACTGGTTTCGCAAAAAAATTTACATCGGTAAATTTACCATTGCTGACGGTGTGCTGACAGGAAACTTTTCCTTGCAGGACGGTCAGTATTTCCGTATCTGCGACAGCGTTTTTAATGACGGCGTTTATCAGCACCCGGCTTCCGGCCTTATTGATGAAGTATTTGAGGGTGCGGTCTGGGCTATGGCGGTTCCTCCTACCGTCATAGCATTGCAGGCCGAAATCAATGATTGGCTTGCAGATGAAGGCGTGCAAAAGGCTTTAAAATCGCCGTATACATCTGAATCATTCGGTGGCTACAGTTATACCAAAGCGGGCGGAAAAAGCTCTGATACAGGCGAAAATAAAGGCTTAACATGGCAGTCACAATTCGCTGACCAGTTAAACAGGTGGAGAAAAATATGAGCCTTTTAGATGACGCAATGGAATCATGCTTGATTTTGAACAAGACTACAAATGAAGATGGATACGGTGGTTACGAAACCACATGGACAAGCGGCGCAAGATTTGATGCCGCTATTGTCTTTGATACCTCTATGCAGGCCCGTGCGGCAGAAAAGAGCGGTGTGACTTCTCTTTATACCGTAACCACCAAAAAGGCAATGGGACTTGAATATCATGATGTATTCATGCGTCAGAGGGACGGCAAGATTTTCCGGGTAACATCTGACGGCGATGACAAGTACACTCCTGCATCTGCATCGTTAGATATGCGGCAGGTGACAGCGGAAGAATGGAGCCTGCCAAATGGATAAAGCACAAGCGTTACACAGCTTTTGGTCATCATTCGGACTTCCTGCATATGACCAGTTGACCGTCCCGGACGGAGCGCAAATGCCGTACATTACATACAGCGGTGTGACGGACAAGCTCGGCACTCCTGTTGCTCTTACCGGGTCCCTTTGGTACAGGTCTACTGGATGGGCCGACATTACGCAAAAAGCTGATGAAATCTCACAGTACATTAGCCTGCATGGTCATGCTGTAAAGAAGTTTGACAATGGATATTTATACATCACTGCAGGAGTACCTTTCGCACAGCGTATGTCAGATGAAACTGACGATATGATACGCAGAATCTACATTAACATTATGGCAGAATACCTTACTGCCTATTAAGGAGTAAATATGGGAAGATTCACAGTTATTCCGCAGGACACATTTGACAAGATTCAGCTTGACGCAGGTGTTCTGCTTAAAACATTCAATCCTGCCAGTCCTGCCGTGGCTGATAATGAAATCATCACAGCAACAACAGGCGGCATCAATGCAACTTGCGTTCCTACATTTTCAGACATGGGAGAAGATGTGGACAACTGCCCTGTCAACATGAAAGAACTGAAACACCTTGACGGATGGGAGTGCAAGCTCGCTTTCACGGCCCTTGGGACATCCCCGGAAAACATCCGCTTTGCTCTTGGATGTGCTGACATTGACGGAACGGACACAAGCAAAGTTGTTCCCCGGAGAAATCTGGAACAGACAGATTTTTCAGATGTTTGGTGGGTTGGTGACAGAGCTGACGGCGGCCTTGTTGCTATTCAGCTTCTGAATGCACTTTCCACAGCCGGGTTCAGCCTGCAGACTACAAAGGCGGGCAAGGGACAGATTTCCTGTGAGCTGACTGGTCATGTATCAATGAACGCACAGAATACAGTTCCTATGGTTTTCTACTCTATGGACGGAGAATAAAGTATGAAAAATTTAGCAAATTGCAAGCCGTCTGAATTTTTAAAGCAGACAAACCGAATCAGAAAGTCTGTTGAGAAATGGCTGAAACTTACTGATATTATTGCAATCAGAAAGCGTGTTCCTACTGGTATGCCGGAGATTACAGCGGATTTATCTGATGAAGAAAAAGAAGCTGTACAGGAAAAGCGCAAGGAAATGATTCTTGCCAAAGCGCAGGAAAATCTTTCTGCAATCTTTGACGCTTGCCTTGATGAGCACCCGGACGAAACACTGGAAATTCTTGCATTATGTTGCTTTGTTGAGCCGGAAAACGTGGATGATTATGAAATGAAGGATTATCTTGCGGCGGCCCTTGACATGATTGAGGATGAAACTGTTGTCCGTTTTTTTACATTATTGATGCGGTTGGCGAATTAAAGTATTTTGAAGCAATACAGAGCATCCGGCTTGATTTGCTAGATTTGTTTGGAAAGGGCTATGTGGTAGAACACTGCATAGCCTTTTTGCAAAGGCAGAGAAAACAGGAAGAGCTGATGTTTTATGTAACTGATGCCTTGATGTACATTACTCAAAACACAGCAAATATGGCAGGCGGAAAAGCTATTTCTAAGCGTTATTATGAATTGCTTAACCCGGAGCCGGAAGAAACACGAACCGCAGAAGAAATTATTAACAGCATTAAAGAAAAGTTAGGAGGGTAACATGGATGTTTTCGACCTCGTTGCCAAACTGACATTGGATTCAAGTGAATATGATTCCGGGCTTGATGACAGCGAAACTAAAGCTCACGGCTTTGGAAGCAAACTGACATCTGCACTGGGTACGGTTGGAAAAGTAGGTGCGGCGGCCCTTGGTGCGGCATCAACAGCGGCAGTTGCTTTAACAAAAAGTGCAATATCCTCTTATGCTTCATATGAACAGCTTGTCGGCGGTGTTGATAAGCTCTATGGAGAAGCAAGCGGCAGGTTGCAGAAGTATGCTGACAAGGCTTTTTTGACCGCAGGAATGTCCGCGAATCAGTACATGGAAACAGCAACATCTTTTTCCGCATCCCTTATAAATTCTCTTGGAGGGGATACCAAAAAAGCCGCTGATATGACAGATGTTGCCATGCGCGCCATGTCAGATAATGTGAATGTTTTTGGCTCATCCATGGACAGTGTGCAGAATGCTTTTCAAGGTTTTGCGAAAGGCAATTACACCATGCTCGATAACTTGAAATTAGGGTATGGTGGCACAAAGACCGAGATGGAGCGGCTAATTGCAGACGCGAACGAATACCGAAAAAGCATTGGGGAAACAGCAGACCTCAGTATTGATTCTTTTGCCGATGTTGTACAGGCAATCCAGTCCGTGCAGGAAGCGCAGGGCATTGCGGGCACAACAAATAAAGAAGCAATGAAAACCATTGAAGGCTCTGCCGCCGCAACAAAAGCCGCATGGGAAAACGTTATAACTGCCATCGGACGGGGCGAGGGCCTTAAAGATGCTATGTCCGGCCTTGCTACAGCCATATTCGGAGAAGCAGAGGAAGAAGGATTATTAAATCAGATTATTCCACGGATACAGACAACGTTAGAGGGAATTGCTGATTTTGTTCTTACTGCAGGCCCTATGATTGCACAGAAAATCCCGGAGATTGCAGACGCTATTATACCGTCACTTTTACAGACAGCGCTTACTATCATTGTTTCGCTTGGAAGCGCACTTCCGGGACTTGCGACAAGCCTGTTTACATCTGTTGTGCAGGTGGCAACTGAACTTGTTAATCAATTTTCGGCTGTCTTAGATGGTTATGATATTTCCTCATTATCATCACTTGTTATAAGAATGATTGATATGGTTGCCGGGAGTGCGCCACAGTTTTTAACAAATGGATTAAATCTGATAACCTCTTTGATTACCGGGATTTTAAACGGTATTCCGGGAGCAATACAGGCTGTCGGAACAATAGCGCAGTATCTTGTATCTACGCTAATGCAGGGTGCGCCACAGTTTATACAGCAGGGAATAGGATTTATCATGAATCTTATTTCCGGCATCATATCAACACTTCCGAGTGTAATGAGTGCGGCAACGGATGTAGCACTCTCTATTATCAATACAATTCTTGATAATCTGCCGGGTGTTATTGATTCTGGAATACAGATTGTTCTGAATTTGATAGACGGCCTCATTGATACGTTGCCTGACCTGCTTGATACAGCTATGACAATGTGTGAGCAGTTCCTTAGTACGCTTTCAGATAACTTGCCTGCCATGTTGCAGAAAGGTGTGGAAATTATAGCCCACATTGTAAATGGTATAATCAGCGCTTTGCCTACGGTTGTAGCATCCGCGGTATCATTGGCTGTGCAGTTTATTTCCACAATCGCTTCGCATTTCCCTTCAATCCTTTCTAAAGGAATTGAGATTGTGGGCAAACTTGTTTCTGGTATTCTTGGAGCAATTCCAACGGTTGCATCTGCGGCAGGTTCTGCAATTTCAGAGTTTCTCGGAAAAATCACTGGAAAGCTCGGGGAAATTGTTGCAAAAGGCAAGGAGATTATTTCAAATCTTGCAAACGGCGTAAAGAACAATGTAAGCAAAATCGTCAGTACCGTAACGACAATCTTTTCTAATTTTAAGTCTGCAATAACTGGAAAAGACTGGG